GTCGCGACAATCACAGGTTCAGGTGTCCTACAACACGCCTACATCCTGCAGTAGACTACTGCTTTTCTTGACTTTTACAGCCGCGGATTCCAAGCCGCCTCACCACAACTCGACGTCGGGGCGTACTAACGCACCAATCCAAGGCCCCCTAGGCCGAAGCCATCTCAGGGAGTCCCTTTTTCTTCTCGTCTTACTGCGAAGGGATCCAACCTTCATGACGCAGAGTAACTCCTTTCGGGAGCCTCATGTCGCAGCAGTTTCAAGCCTCTGGACTGGGGCTTTCCGCACAGACCACATTTCCGCTCGCCGAATTGCGTCCAATCTACTTTGTCTTCTTGACGTCTATCAGGACAACACCGTCGTCGTGCTCTGAATAAGGCGGAAGATCTTCCTCGACCTCTATCATGAGAGGGAAAGTATCCTTCCGCCGTACCCTCGGCACGAGGTACCATCGTCGAGTTTCTGCCCAACTGACTCTACTAGTGGCCGAACCCTCCCCGAACCCAGAAAGGTAAGGGAGAAAATTCGGACGAGTAGGTCGAATAAGCGACATTGTCAACTTAAACTCGAGCTCGGACCTCTTACAACGGGAAGCGAAGTCCACGCCCCACTTCCACGCCGCAAGCTCCTTTGCACTCACTTTCCTATCTTCTTTCTTCAGCGTATCCGGATCAACAAAAGTGCAACCGTCACGAGGGACGATTACGTTGTGATCGGGACCTAACCGAGGAAGTTCTTCAGAAGGCTTATCCAAACGGAGGTTCCACTTACGAGTCAATCGCCACGCGAGTTCACCACGGAATCCCAATTCGCAGGTCGACAGCCTATATTGCTTCAAAGACGGCAAATGCCACCTAAAAAACTCAAAACCGGCACGAAACCTGCTGGGTCCGTGGATCCCCCGAAGGAAATCCTCGTAAGTCCTGCAGAGCGAAGTAATGTCTCCACACTCCCTAAGCATGCCAAAGCGCAAAGTCTGGCGCACTTTATATTTTCCCTTTTCGCGAACTACTAAGGTAGAATTAAGCGAGCCGTACTCGGCTGACACACTCGTTTTTGTCTTCTCGACTTCTAATCCTAGTTGCGATACTACGTCCATCCACTGCCGAGAGAACTCGGGTTTGGAACGGAAAAGTATATCATCGCCGTTGATCTTACAAGGCAAGCCTCTTCCCCCGGCCCACAAAAATGCCATCCTATTCTGGATGCATAAAAGCGGGAAGGATAGGTAAGAGCCCATCATTTGACCAACTCTAGGCACGAAGTCGATATTGTTTTCAAGGTTATACAAGTTAGGCCGCATGATGTCTAACGCAGCTTTCATAACCGACTGCGGCACAGAGACCGTAGAGGCACAGATAGTTGCAATAATCATCTCGGCAACCTCAATACTGAGGTTGTCGGTTGCGGACTTGTAATCACCGGAGGTAAGGACCTCCCCTTCAACATACCTAAAGTCGCTCAGACCATCGGTGGTAACGTCTCCGCGGTTAAGCC